GTCCCAGCGGTGTTCTTTGTCGTCGTAAAGGATGCGCAGATAGCTCAGGACGGCGGCCAGAGCGGCGGCTAGGCCATGATCGCGAAGTGAAGCGGCGAGCATGACCCAGAAAGTCGGGTCTTTTTCCGGGGGCATGTTCGGCATCTCGGCTGTTCTCCCGACAAACGGGGAATTCGGACATAAAAAAACCCCCGACCTGTGAGGGCCGGGGGCAAAAGGGAGGATGTTCAGAGGGTCTCTGCGTTCGCAAAAACACCACAATGGACAAAAGATTAGGGGAAAAGCTCAACGGTGTAAACACGCAACCTGTAAAAAACAGTAATTATGTTTGAACCGCTCGCCTGTCAACTTTTCTTTTTTTCTCCCTCCCTACAGCGCCAGGGCGATTTCAGAACGAGCCAGCAGGCACAGCGCTTCACTCCCCCATGTGCCGCCGCAGCCCCGTGGGAGCGGCTTCTGGCAGTTCTTGCAGATCCGGCCATCGAGCTTTTCACGCTCATTGCGCAACCGCATTACATCGTTGCGGATCAGCGTCTTGATGTACTCGGTTGTTGTATAGGGGATTCCCTGAGAGCCCCGGCCAGCGCGGCCTTCGTCCAGTTCGGCCCGCTCTGCGGTACTGAATTGCAGCCTGATTTCACCAACCCCGGCCGCTTTTTCGCGTTCGCGCTGCTCGCGCTTGCGGCGCGCCTCCGGCGTCAGGTCGCTTTCGCCCTCGCCGTGACGTGTCACAGGCCAATCTTTTTCGGCGCTCCATTCGATAATTGGCCCCTCGAAACGATCGGTGGCGATATCAAGGCCACCCACTAACACCGCTTTTTCGGTCGTTTCGCTCATAAAAAAATCCTCTTGTATGATTAATTTGGGTTTAGGGCTCTAGGCCAGCCAGCCTGCGGGGTCCACGGCGATGGGCTTTTGCGCCTGTCTTGGCGCTGTCTTGTCGTGCAACGCGTTAAAGCCCTGCGCATCGAGCCATGCATGCCACTTGTTCAAGGCGTTGCGCTTGAGGACTTCCCCGCGTGATTGGAAGTAGGTGGCCTCCAGATCCGTCAGGGAATGGTTGAGCAACAGCTTGGCAACCAGTCCGTCCACGTCCAGCTCGCCCCAAGAGGTCCGGGCCAGTTTGCGCAGGTCATGACTGGACCACTCACCGGCGCCGAAGCGGGTAAAGATGGCGAAGGCTTGGCTACGCGACATCGAGCGACCGGCATGCGTACTGGACGGGAACAGGTACGCACCCGCATACCCCCTCGCTTTCTGGTCGTCCCGGTATCGCTGCAGAAAGGCCACATCCTGCGGCGTCAGTGGCAACAGGTGGTCGCGTTTGGATTTGGTTTCTGAAGCCGGAATGAACCACTCCCCTGCGCCCAGATGGACGTTCTTCCATTTAGCCAGGCGCGTTTCGGTGATACGGGTTGCATGGGTCAGCATCAACAGCATCAGGGCCACGGCGGCAGGATCGGTTGCAAAGGCGTCGGCCCAGTCGGCCAGCAGATCCACCACCGCGACATGACGCAGGCGCGCACCCTTGGGCCGGATCTTCGCTTTGGTGAAGTTGCCAAAGGACACCCCACCCATCGGGTTGACAGTGATCTTGCCCAGCGTCAGGGCCGTGGCGAATACCACTTTCAGCACATCGAGCACTGACTTGATGTAAGAGAGGCTGTATTCGGCCTGCATGTGCTGGATCAGGTGACGGTCGAGGGTGTCGCGGTTGAGCTTGTTCAGATGCAGCGCGCCCAGGGCAGGCAGCAACTGACACTTGATCGCTGACACCGAGGATGCCCGGCGCGACTTCGACAGGCTGTTATCGGTCTTCAGGCGCTCGGTGTACCAGGCCAGCACCTGCCCCACGGTTTCCCAGCCATCCACGGTCGCCATGGCCTTGGGATCAGTCATCATGCGAGCCAGCACAGCGGGCAGACTGTCGACCATGACCTTGGCGGGTACATCGGGCCAGTTCGCCGCTTTCCTCCAGCGTTGTTTGCCTTCGGAAAAGGTCACCACATGCCAGCTGCCACGGGCACGGCCAGCACGGTAACGCAGGCGTAACGGGTGTCGCGGGTCGTTCAGTTCGAACACGTCAGCGTCGGCCGCGTGCTTCTTGATCGCGGCGTCAGAGAGCGGAATTCGCAGGGTCTTTTTCATATTGCAGGCACTCAAAGGCGCCCGGAGGATTCCCCCGAGGGCCTTTCGGCAGATGGCTTGGGTTTCGTGTTACGCGTAACGGGTTACGCAAGCTTTCCGGTGAAGCGCTCGCGCCACGTCAGGCGGCGCGGCAGGTGCTCGGTGTCGTCCAGCTCCACCAGGCAAAAGTCTTCTGCATAAAAGCCATCATTGCGGCGACGCAGAATCCCAGCGGCCTCATCGAGCGCCTGGGCGCCGTTCGACGCCTTCAGATCCTCCACGGAAAACCCGCGCGAGGTCACATGCCATTTGTGGAAGACCGCAACAAATCGGCTCATCGACTGTTCTCCTGCTGACTTTCTTCAGGCAAAGCGAGCCCGAGGGCACAGCCTTGCCACTGGTTAAGGATAGGAGGTGGATTGCGGGGGTATGTGCTATTTCGCGAATTAGCTATTTAGCCTATTTGCGAGGATACAACACCTGCTCGCCACCACTCTGCGGCCAGAGCGGTCAGGGGCTTGGCGAACAGCAGGCAATGAACGCCCGAGGCCTGCCAGCCTCCGGCGTAGTGGAAGTTAGTCAGATCGCCCCCCGGAAACATGCGCTCCAGATGTTCGGCGGGCAGCGCCGAGGGCAGATCACCTCGCGCCGTCTCGACATGAACGGCGAAGCCCAGTGCAGCCGCAACCTGATGCACGTTGAAACCCTTGAAGCCGGAAAACAGCGGATGAATGCTCATGCAACCCCCAAATGCTCTGCAATGACGTTACGCGCCTCGCTCAGACGGCGCTTATAGGTAGCCCAACTGATGCCCAGGGCTTCCGCCTTCTCAAACTGGCCGATCCCGCGAGGGTCATAGGCACGGATGCGACGGCGGACAGCGACGCTCCACCAGCCTGCGTCGTACTCCAGACGCAGCACATCGGCGCGCAAAGGGTCGTCGGCAAACATCGCCATAACCTTGGCCTCTATGCCGCCTTCCAGACTGTCTGCGGGCTCACTGGGGCCGCCGGAGCCGCCAAAGAAGATTTCGCCCTTGTTGTCGATCAGCTTGGCGAGCATCGAGCGCCCAGCGGACGCCTGACAGCCTTCGAAGTGCCAGCGCGCCCACAGCTCAAGACTGCCGTCCAACTGCCGCTTACTGCGCCGCGCCATCCTTCCTCCTAACCGCCCGCTTCACGCGTCAACCTGTAGCCGTTTTTTCGATCCTGTTTGCAGGCGGGAAACTTCATGCCCTTGCCACAAACCGAGAGCCCGAAGCCTTGAACCGAATGCACGCACACCGAACAGCCCTTTTCCCGCAGCTGTTGGGCCTCAATGATTCGGGCGGGGTCGCCGTACAGGTATGCAGGCAAAGCCATTAGCGGGCCCCATGGCGCTGGGTGCGACCGACCGTCAGCAGGTATTCGGACAGCGCCTCGACCGGCTCGCGGACATGGGCAAAACTGCCATCTGTTGCGGTCACGATAGGGTCGCCGCGCTGGATCGCGACACGCGAGCAAGGGCGGCTGTAGACGTGCCAGATAGCGCCCTGACACTCGCGCACTACCGCCGCTTCTTCAGCGGTTACACAGTGAGCCACGATGTAGCCACGGCCCTGCATGCGCGGGTTCTCAAGGCCCTTGAGCGATTCGCTCAACAGGTGCGCCCGAGCGGCGGCCTGTCGACCGGCCAGCTGCCTATCACGCTTTACCCCGCTGCCGGGCTTGAGTTCAGCCTGGGCGCACAGGGTAAGGCGGCCTTTGCCAGCCACTACCAGCCGTTCGGCGATTTCGGAGCGTTCGGCGGTCGTCCCGCCTGACAGTGCGATCAGGTACACAGCATTCCCCTTGCTGCGCGCTAAGCCAGCGCGCTAAGTTTTTCGAGGCGCAAGGCCTTCAGGTAGTCGTGCAAGATCGCCGGTTGTGGCGCCTCGCGACGTTCAATGGCGCGCTCTATGGCTTCCTCCACCTCATCCAGCGTCACGTTGGTGATGCACCAGCGCTTAAACAGCTTGTGGGTGTACGGGTCGTTTGCCAGGTACGGCGGGCAGTCCAGCTCGGATCTGAAGTAGTCGACCCACTGCTTGTGCGTTGAAAACAAGGTGCGGCCCGCGACCTGCGTAATGGGCGCATCTGACGTGTCGGGCTCAGCCAGAAGCGAGGCCAGCTCGCCGACCAGCGTCACCCGTAAGCGGCCGTCTTCGGTGCTGCGATCCAGGGCGCGCGCCTGCTCGCAATAGGTCAGAAACTCAGTCGCGGCCTCGGTGTTGCACTGCAAGGCGGCCATGAAGTCACCCCAGGCAACGAGCATCGACGGCCCCTTGCGGCCTGGCTCTGCGCGAGCGGACATCAGCTCGACCAACTTCACCAAGCGGCCGATGCCAACGACGCCAAAACGCTGCTCCAGCTTCTTGGCAATCACCCACCCGGACAGGCCGATTAGCGGCACGTAACCACGCATACACAACCTCAGAAAGGCAGACCGGAAACGCCCGGCAGATCAGGGAAAACCCGAGGCCCTGCGCAATCGCCGCCGTGCAGTCGATGCGGGTATCGGTAAGCGTCACAACCGCACACATTCCGCCGCCAAGGCTTGCTGTCGGCCCACTGATCAAGCCGCGCAGGACGCGAGCAGACCGGGCAGGCAGTGCTGCCCGGAACCCCCTTGAAGCGCTTGCCGCACGCCTTGTTCGGGCAGCGGCAATGACGCGGAGAACCGGGCAACGCCCTAGAGTTTGAACTTCGCACGACCTTCCTCTAACGCCCGCCAGAACGGGTTATAGATGCCGTTGAAGTCCACCCGGCCGCCTGACTTTTTGCAGATGTTCAGCGCGGCGCGAAAGGAGGGTGCATTTTCGAAGCGGCGCCAGGAGTCCACCGTTCTGCGCTTCTCGCCCAACAACTCCGCCGCCGCTTTCGAGGCCGAGGTAGTCGAGAGGCTGTCAATCCAGGCGTTGAGTTCCACAGCAATTCCGTTTCGAACAGTTATGCTGTTTATATTGGACACGACGCAACGGAAACACAAGATTTTTTTAGTGTTATTTACACTTTGAATGTATATTCGAGAATGGAAAGGAACTCATAGAGACGCCAATGTTTGACATACGCACCAAAATTTCGACGCGCCTGAAGGCCTGTCGTCACCAAAAAGACTGGACCTTTGCCGAGTCCGCTAACCGCCTGGGCGTTATTCTTGGCAAGCCGGTCATTACTTCGCGCTATGGCAACTGGGAGCTGGGGATAAACATTCCGCCGCTGGAAATGTTTATTGGCTTGGGCAAGCTGTTTGGCAAGCCTCCCGCCTGGTTGTCCGGCCTGACCGACGACGACGGCGAAGCCCCGGAAACCCAAAACTATGCGGTCCCTCCCCTTTCGACCGTTCCGAGCGATTCCGGAACCATCGACCTGGGCGAGGACGCGCTGGCCTTTCACAGTAACTTTCTGGAGCGCAATGGCCTGCGCCGGGAAAACATTCTGCTGGTCGAAGCACCCGACGAAGCCATGACCGGAATCATCAATCAAGGCGACTTGGCGCTGATCGACCTCACAGAGACTCGCGTTACGCGTAACGATATTTTTGCCATCATGGTCAAAGGGCGGCTCTGGCTGCGCTGGATTCGCCAGGAAATTGATGGTGACTACGCCATTCAAGCCGAGAAGCGCGACCGTTATCCCGACCAACCCCTGACCGCTGAAAAACTCGCCCAGCTGCACATCCTCGGTCGCGTCCGACTCATCACCCACCTGCGCTAAGCAAAAAGCCCCTTCACGGGGCTTTGCTATGTCTTCTATTTACATTTAAACTGTGCAAATCAGTATTAATGTAAAAGTTCAATTTGTTTGCTATTTTGTGCTTATAGGCATGCGTGACGGAGGGTCATTGTGCCGTTCGGCCCTTATACTAATTGCCTTTTGCCATCATCGGTCGCTGTCTTTATAGTGGCAACCCTTCGATGCGTTTGGATCCCTTCGCACAACCGCTCCACCCCAAAAGACACGGAATTGCACCATGACGGTGCATTGTTACCCCATATTTTACACTTAAAGTGTAATTAACAGTTTGCAAGGTAGTAAATTGATGATGATGCCAGGACTTCTTTCAACCTCCCTCTCCCTCGACACCACCCTTGCCCTGGGCAGCGGCCTTGTGTTGTTCAGCGAAGACGTTCAGCGCGTGCTGTGCATGCGGATGAATCGCAAGGCTGCTCAAGCGGCGGGCATCGAGGCGCTTGCGCAACGTGCCATCGATACTGGCGACCATGACTCGCTGGAGGATATCGCCGCTTTAGCCGGGGAGCTGGCCGAAGAACTGCACAACCTGGCCTCCATGGCAGGTCAGCTCGCAGCCGCCAAGAACGCCTAATAAAAACCACGGGGACAAGGACTCTAACGATGTACGCTGAAACGGAGATTCAAGGCGAGGATGTGATTGGGCGGCCTGGACAGGCGCTGTCGTTCGCGGAACTGCGCGTACTGGTCGGCCTTGCCGATGGCGAAACCCCCAACGCTATTGGCGAGGCGCTAGGAGTCGACAAGTTCGGCATCCGCAATCTTGAAAGCAGCATCAAAGCCAAGCTGGGCGCCAAGACCCACCCCCATATGATCGCGCGCGGCTTCACCCTCGGTGTGTTGATGCCTCGCGCACTGTGCCTTTTGCTCTCTCTGCTGTGCGCAACAGAGCACGAAGACGACAGCAACCGCAACAACACCCGGCGTAGCAGCCGTACCGCTCCAGCCTCCCGCTTGACCCGCGCAAGCACCGGCCGTTCAGCCAGCGGCACACGCGGGGATCATGACTCAGCCCTTCTGGCGCAATACTTTCAGCTGCCTGCCGCCGTGGCTGGCCTTTATTTCGCTAATTCGCTAAACAGCTAATTCTCGAATTCGCTTGCGCGTTATTTTGCCGGGGCTATACTTTGCTCGACCTTAGCTAATTAGCTAATTCGATAAAGGAAACCCCGCAAATGCAACTCGCCTCACTTCCTCTCGCAATCGGCTGCATTTCCCAGAAAGGCGGCGCATGGAAATCCACCCTCTGCCGCGCTTTAGGCACCACCTTTGTGGTCGCTGGCTGGGCCGTCAAAATCGTTGACCTCGATATCAAGCAGGCCACCTGCACGTATTGGCAGCAACGCCGCCTTGCTGCTGGCATCGAGCCCGCCGTTCCCGTGCAGCAATATGGCAACGTGGCCACCGCACTGAGCCGCGCCGGTGACGCGGATCTTCTGATTTTTGACGGCCCGGCCAATGCGACCGAGGAAACCGTGAAAATCGCTAAAGCCTGCAATCTGCTGATCCTGCCCACCGGGCTGACCCTTGACGATCTACAACCCCAAGTCGCCCTTGCAAACAGTCTGGTGGACAAGCACGGCATCCCGGTTGAGCGAATTGTGTTCGCGCTGTGCAAGGCCAGCAAGCGCGCGGCGCCCGTTGAGGCGGCCCGCGAGTACCTGGGCAAGACACGCTTTGCGATTCTCGACGGCGCCATTGAACAAGCCGACTCCTACGCGGCGGCCATGAACGAAGGCAAGTCCATCACCGAGACCCCTTTCAAGGGACCCAAGGTCAAGGCGGCAAAGGTCATCCAGTCCGCCGTTAACCACTTCGAGCGACTGACAGCGTAGGTTAGCTAAATAGCGAAATAGCTAATTAGCAATGCAGCTGATAGTATCGAATGATCGCGCACACAGGACCGATTCCCATGACCAGCAAGAGCACTCCGCAAGATTCCGCAGCCGTCACCGTGGGCAAGCCACCAGCGCGCCGCAAAGGCCTGGGCGAGCCGCCACAGACAGCCGCAGACACGGCATCCGTAGGCAATAACACCAGCGTGCCGGCCGACGATAAGTTGGTTGATTTGGGCTTCAAGGTGCCGCAGGCATACCGCCGCAACTTTCGTACGTTCTGCGCAAGCAATGATCTGTCGCAGGTCGACGCACTGCGCGAGGCGATGGCGGACTACATGGCTAAGAAAGGCTGGGAACCCAGCAACTGAGAGAGGATTGAGCGCCAAGGTCTTCGACCTCCTTGGCGCTCATAACACACCGAAACCCCGCAAAAGGTAAACGACATGCTAGGACTCAATTATAACGATGTTTGGTGCGCTCCGCTTGTGCAATTGCGCTACATGGCCCCGCACGTCCTGCGCGACTTCCTGGCGACCTGCTCGCCGCGTGTACGCACGACACTCGCTACGCGCTACCTGCCTCAAGACTGATCCAAGGAAACGAAAAGCCCCGCACAGGCGGGGCTTTTTCATGGGCAAAAAAAAACGCCCCGGACCGAAGCCCGAGGCGCTGACGCTTTGTTACAGCAGGTCGTCAATGCTGTCCAGCAGACGCTCCAAAGCACTCAGTGCTTTGAAGGCAGTCCACAAGATGCTCAGCGTACGAAGAGTTTTAGTCCACATACCTTGGCCCTCATGTCAGCGGCCAACCTCCAGCACTCTTACCGGAACACGAATGCCTTCAGAAACTTGCGACGGTCTCTATTGAGGCAGCCAGGCTAGGGGCCTTCTGAGCAAGTCCGGCACGGCTTCCTAGGGCCGTGTCAGAAGGTCCGAAATCTTTACGCTCCTGGCGACCTGTCGTAGGGGACAGACGAGGCGAGCGGGACCAATATTCGCTTAACCCTACGGGCGTGTAAAGACAGCGCGTGACCGACAACGAGTTTTGGAAAGGGTTACAGCCACCCGCTGGGGTCAAAATATTTTCACTTTACCGATGAACGGTCTAGTTAACCGGCGCGGTTTGTGGTTGCGTTTACTTGCAATCAGTTGCACTGACATAACCATTGCGCCTAAACTATTATCACTGCGACGGTCTCTATTGAGACGGCGAATCGACTCCTAATCGGTTTGCCAAAAAAAACCGCCTACTCAAGGCGGTTTTTTTTCGGCTTCAATTTGTGCGCGTGACCCGTCACGACCTCCTGACTCAGCTCGGTCTTCCACTTGCGCACGCCCAGTTTCCACAACTGGCTCGCCAGCGTGTCCAGCCGTGCCCAGGTTCGCGGATTCTTTTCCCGCGAGCGGATCGGCATCCAGTTGGTTGCGCCGGTGTAGCGCACGCTCAGCATGAACTGACCGTCTTCGTGCTGGGTGATCAGAAAGTCACTGACGCCACGACCCTCGATCAGCGCCTTGAGCAGCTTTTCATCAATCGCCTCACGCATCGTCCGGCATCCGCACCGCGTCGCCGAACTCGTTGTGCGTCCTGAAAATCAGCGTGCCAGGCTTGGCGTAGCTGACCTCGCCGCCGATCATATCGCCACTGGGCAGGGACACGCGCACATGCGTGGTGTCCGTGCGGTCGCTGCTGTCGTTCTCGAACAGCAGCGCATACGCCCAGATGGTGCGCTGCTCGAACAGCACCGGTACGCCGGTCAGCTGCGTGCGGCGCTCCCCGGCAAACAGCTCGACATCGAGCACGCCGCGCAGACTCATGGCATTTCCCCTCATCTCAATTCGTTACGCATAACGCGGCATCTTACCCGGGGCCGTGCATGCGCTCATAGGCGGCTCGCGAATCGTCGGCGGCCAGCTGGGCCAGTTCCGGGGCCAGCGCGTGCAGCACCTCCCAGGCGTGGGCAATCGCCTTGTGCGACTGGCGGAAATACTGGATCGCCACCAGCCGCTCCAGCGCGGCGCGCAAGCGTTCGTCGGTCAGCTCAGGCACCTCGGCGCGCGGCACGTATTCCACACCGTCAATCAGTACACAGGCCATCAGCCGCGCCGCTCCAGCTCGATGTCACTCATGCCGCGTGGTCGCGGGGTGATCTTGAACTGTTCGGTGCCGTGGCCGGTCGCGGCCAGCCCTTCGAGCACCGGCGCGACGTAGCGGCGCTTTAGACTGACCGTCTCGCCGCGCTCCAGCATCGCCCGAATCTCCACAATCGTCGCCATCAGCGGTGACCTCGATCAGACCGGGCACCGAAGTGGGTGGCCCGGCCGCGCTCATCGCCCGGACGCATGCGCCCGCCGTGCTCGCCCGCCAGAAAGGCCGCGCTGCGCTTGAGCCCCAGCACCTTGGCTCGCGCCTGAATCGCCGTCGCCGGGCGGCTCAGGACCGCCATCAGCTGGCCCATCGGCACCTCGGCATAACTGGCACGCAAGTACGCTTCCTGGGGGCAGGTCCAGAACTGCTTGGGCGTGACCGCTCTTTTTTGCGCCTGGCTCATGCCACCTCCGGCAGGTAGGCCGCCACCAGCGGCAGGCAGATCCGCACGGCGCCCAGCCGGTGCAGCGTGGTCGGGGCATTGATGACGCTTTGCAGAAAGTGCAGCCAGCTTTCTAACAGTCGATCCTCGGCCGCAAAATCGGCCTCAAGATCTGCTTTAAACGCGGCGTACTTGTCGGTGGCCCGGCGAAACAGCGAGGTCTGTTCGCAGGCCGTCGCAATCTCCCGAATCAATGGCGCCTGAACGCACAGCCCCTCGATCAGCTGCGCATCGGTGTCGGTGTTGTCCAGTCGGTCCAGCAGGGTATTGACCATGCCGTCGATATCCACGGCGCATGCAGTTTCGCTCACGCTTGGCACTCCTTTGATGGAAGGGAATCCGTTACGCGTTACGCCGTCAGCGGCAACAGGTCGTAATTGCAACGGTAGGCCCACGACTCGTCCCAGTAATTGCCCTCGCTGTCGTTGCCTTTGTCGTCCAGCACGTCCGGGCGCGGCTGAACATCGATCTTCTGACAGGTGTGGGTCACTTCACCGGCGACGATCTGTTCAACCGTGTCATCCCAGCCATCGTCCAGGTACGCCTGAATGATGTTGTCCTTGGCTTCGTCGCGCGCCTCAGGACTCTGCCAATAACTGAAGCCGTTGCCTTCCGGGTCATAGATAAAAAAGCGGAACTGGGCGGATGGGGTGTCGCTGCTTTCCAGGGCAATGCTCATGGGCTCGTTTCCTTTTGCGAGTGAGGGGTGGGAGTGCGCGAAAACAGGTTTCCTGTAATTCGGTTACCAGTTTACCGTAAGTCGGTAACGGCCTGCCAATAAAAAGGCCCCCGGCTTACTGGAAAAGCCGGGGGCCTATTTAACAGATCACCCGTTATGCGTAACGCCGATTATCCGGCGGGCGGCGACGGGGCGGCGTGCTGTACAGATAGATTGCCGAATTGATTTCGCGGGCGCGCTGCATCTTCACCACGTCCGCACCGGTGCAGCTGTAACGACGCCAGTGGCTGCGCGCCTCGCACCAGTTGACCAGCAGCAAGGGAAACTCCAAACGCTGGGCCGCGCCCATCACACCAGACAGAAAGGTATCCCAGTCACAACAGCGACGGTCGATCCAGGGTTGTTTGCGAGGCATGCGGGGGTTCCTTTGTGTTGGTTATGCGTAACGCGGGTTACTCGCTTTGGGCGGCGACCTTGAGCGCCCGGCTCAGCACCTGGCGGCGACCACTGCCGCGCTGGGCCTTTTGCGCTTTGTCCGTCACGCGGTGGATGGCCTCCAAGGCGGCGGCCATTTCCGGGCTGATCACGTTGGCCGATTCCAGCAGCACCCCCAGCAGCCCACGGGCGTGGCTCAGTCCTTCCAGATCGGCGGCACTGACATAGATCGCGGCGCCCTTTTCGGTCGACATAAAACGGGTTCCTTTCTGTTAAGCCTGTTCAGCGGCCTTGAATTCGCGCACCCGATCTTCTGCGGCCTTTTGCGCCTGCTCGTACAGGTCGTCGCGCTCGTCCTCGGTGATGATGTTCGCATCCGCCAGCGCCTCGGCATAGGCCCGCGCATGCTCCTCACGGCGGTCAATGTAACGACGCTCGGCCTTGCCGATCTTGTTGATCTTGATGCGCAGGATATTGAGCAGCGCATTTTTCTGAGCCAGGTGGGTATCAGTCATGTCCGGTTCCTTTCAGTCATCGTTCTGGGCGTGGGAAAACTCAAGCTGCAACACGGGGTAAGCCTTGAACACCGAGGCCACCACCACTTCCTCATCGGCGCCGGTCGCAAGGCCTGCGCGCAGGGTCTGATCCAGCCAGCGCAGCAACACGTCACGCTCCACCTTGCACGGGCCGTACTGCTGCTCCAGCGCCTGCGCCAGCGACTGGAGAAACGCGTGGGCCTGGGCTTCGTCGTCGGTCATGGTGGAACTCCTGTGTGTTTGTTATCGGCGGTCATGGTCGCGCAGGCTGTGACGCACCACACCCCAGACCTCGAACGTGTCGGTTTCCAGAATGTAGCGCGGCGGGTACTGCGGGTTTTCCGAACGCAACACCGGGTCGCGCCCGGCAAAGTCCAGACGCTTGCACATTGGCTCGCCGTTGATCACGGCAATGACGATGTTGCCGCGCACCGGGTCGCGGGAGCGGTCGACCACCAGCAGGTCACCAGTGAAGATCCCGGCGCCCTGCATGCTGTCGCCCTCGACCTTGACCAGATAGGTGCCCGGCGCGCGGATGCTCAGCAGGGCATCGAGCGACAGCGCTTCGGCGCCCGGCACATCCTCAAGCATCGTCCAGCCCTCGCGTGATGCGTTCCTCGACTGCCCACGCGTAGGCCGCGTCCGCCAGCTCCAGCAGCTCGCGCAGATCCTCGGCGTCGATCACCTCCAGACGCCGCGCTTCGTGGGCCAGATCGATCAGGCGCCGGTGATAGGCGTCCGGCTCCAGCACCAGGGCGTTCTCGTCGTCGGCCAGTTTCTGCCAGTCGGCCAGCGCGCGCTCGCGCTCGGTAAGGGTTTCGGTAGGCATGGTTACTCCTTTAGCTAATTAGCGTATTCGCTAATGCGCGAACTAAGCAGCCTGAACCGTCAGTGTCAGGTGAAGGCCCAGCACCGCCAGTGCCCGCTCCACCTGCTCGATCTTCGAGCTGTGCAGGAAGTCCACCAGACGATCCACCACCTGCCGCGAACAGGCCAGCCGGTGCGCGAGGTCGACACGGCTCACACCCTCATCGAGCATGGCATTCCACAGCATGATTTTCGCCACGGTCAACGCAGGCAGGCGCAGCACCTGGCTACGCTCGTTCGGCGCCGAGGCGGCCGGAATCTTGCGGCGCTGCTCGACGTACAACGACAGCGCCGATTCCATGCCGTCCAGGGCTTCGGCCAAAGCCTCGTCCAGGGTGTCGCCCGAGGCGTTCATTTCCGGGATGTCGCGGCACGACAGCCAGACGCCGGTGGATTCTTCGTGCAGTTCTAGCGGGTACTGATACATGGCTTCACCTGTCAGGGGGTACAGCCAAGCCTCAATCCTTGAGGCCCAGCTGTTTGATCGTCTTCTTGCGCAACCCTTCGTGCATTTCCTTGCTGCCGTGGTCCGCAAAGATGGTCGATTTGCCATTCAAGTACACCTTGAAGTGACTGCCCTTGGCCGGTTTGAATTCCGCGCCTTGGGCCAACAACCACCGCCGAAACTCGCTGCACTTCATTGCTGATGTCCCTTGCCGTTTCGGTGACGCCATTATGCAACACTTGTGTTGCCTTCGCAACACTTGTGTTGCATTAAAGATCCTCGTTACCCGTAACGCCCAGCTCACCCGGTTGCGGCCGGTAGTCGGTCGACAGCCCGGCTGTGCGCAGACGCTGTTCCCACAAGGCAATGGCGCCGTGCGCCTTGTTGCGCTCGCTTTCGAGCAAGGCGTTTTCACGTTTCAAGGCGGTCAACTCGCGCTGCATGGCATTGAGCCGGTCGATCATGCCCGCGCTGCGTTCGTATTCGTCGTTGTACGCCTTCCAGCCGCGCTTGCGCTCGCTTTCACGGTGCTTTTCCGTCACCAGCACCGCCGGATCTTCGCCCAGCTGGTCGAACGACTGCGCGCCCTTGAACCACGGCGCGCCACGAAAAATCGGCTCCAGCCATTCGCGGACACACGCTGTCCCTTGGTGGTCCAGATCCTTGCGTACGGTCCAATACACATCTACGGCGCACCACAGATACGCCACGGCATCATCCGGCAGCTGCACCGTTCTTAAGCCCTGTTGCGCGGCCTGCTTTTTCTGCTCGGTCTGACGCCTGCGAAACTCGCGCTGTCTTTCCGCATTACTCTTGGCCTTAGGCTTGTCGGATTCGGGCGCATCGCCAAACATCGCCAGCTGCCCGTCCGGCAGGATGCCCGCCAGGGCACCGGCCAGCCATTTAGGGTGTGGCTCGGGGCTGGTGAACACAAAGGCATCGGCCTTGATAGCCTTGGGCTTGCCCTCGCCCTCGATCAGCTCGATCACCGCCCGGCGCACGGCCTGATCAAAGGTTTCACCCAGGTGCGAAGTTGCGGTAACCCCGTGATGGCGGTAGCCCGTCTCACTCAGAAAAGGCTTGTCCAGGTCCACGGCGTTCAGGTCGATTGAGTGATGGTTGCCCAGCCCCTCCCTGACTTTCACGCGAATGCGCATGCCGTCGACCTCCAGCAGAAACTCGCCCATCTGGCCCCAGCGCGGCACCTGCCCCGGAGTGGCCGCTACCGCTCGTGCCAAGACGTGACCCGCGCTGTTTTCGTCGGCCATGCTGCCAAACAGGGTGTTGCCATTGAGCACGTAAACCAGCGCCTCATAGCCGTCATGGGTCGCGTCCAGCTCCGCAACATCCCCCGCCAAAACCGCGTCGTGATGACGCTCAACCAGGGCCCGCGCCCGTGCCGGAAACTCGGCCGGGTCCACGCCTTCCAGTTGCGACACCAGCGCCTGAAACGCTGGGCTTTCTTCTCGCGGAACGTACTTATATGGGGGTTTGCGGGCCATTTCAGCGACTCCAAGAACGCCAGATTCAATACGAACATTCTATCTGTTTAGCTAATTCGCGCAATAGCTAATTCGCTAATTCGCTTAAATGCGTAGGTGACGCGTCACAACGTCTCGGATTGCATGTCCGACCACCCGCGCGCAGCCATCGAGCCACGGTGCCGGATCTGCGGAAAACCCCCAAACCTCAAGGAAACGCCCAGGGCCCGCAAGCGGCTCGACAAGAGCTGTCCGCACACATCGCATCAGGAGGAAAAGAAAACGCCTGAAAGGGCGCCACGGGCGGCAAGGGATGGATGCAGACAGGAAGGCGACCCCTTCCGCTGATCACTGGAGCGTAGCGACCTACCTGCCAACGGCGGCGCGTGAAGGAGCGAAGGGCCGTCGCGCGGTATTTCGGGAGTGCTCGGTGGTATCGGCCCACAGCGACTGGAAGGCGCCTCACTGAAGGAACGGCGGCGGCAATGTTTAACCAGACTGCCCCGCGCCTTGGCGCGAAGTGGGCAGGCCATTTTGCGGTTGCGAAGCGACCGCGTAGATAAACTGCTCTCGGCTTGCCGAGGCGTTAATAGGCTAGCCGCAGGCTGGCCCAAGATCTTTAGAAGGAAAGTAGGAAAAGAACATTGCCGACTTAATTCACCTTCTCACCTACTTAATAGGCGGCTCTACCACTTAATTTTCCAGCCGCGCGGCTCGATGCCTGGCGGCCTGTGAATAAGTGTCGAGCGGCGGTCTGATTGAGGCGTGTCAGGCGTGATTTTGAGGCGGATGGAAGGCGTTGCAGGGGGGAAGTAAGGGGCTAGGTATGACAAAGCCTCGGCGCGACCACGGCGGGTCGCCCGAGGCTTTCGGGGGAGAGGTTTGCTATCGGGGAAGGGATGCGCCGGGTTAGGCGTCGAATCGTCGTCGTCGCCATTCGGCGCCCGACAGCCCGCCGTATTTGGTGAACAGGTCCACGTTCTCTTTGCCGACCAGCTTGCGGCCCAGCTGGGCCTCGATCTTCAGCTTGAACGCTTTGACATAGGCGTCATAGTCGCCCTTGAGGCTTTCCGTGCTGTTGTCCGGCTCGACGGTGGCCGGGAACTGGTTCTTGCGTACTGTCTTCGTGCTCAGCTGCTTGTGGACGCGCTCGCTTTGAATCTCGCGAGCTAGCTGTTCCTCCTCGTCCTTGCTTTGAATGCCGACCAGCGCGGCGCCGCCCAGGAACTCGCTGACCTTGCGGGTGGCCTTCTTGCGCGCACTTTCCATGGCGGCCTTGGTGTAGCCACCCAGCAGGCGGAGAAACTTCTGACTGACCGTCTTGATGGCCGGTCGGCCGCGCATGCCTTCCTCGGTGATTTCGTACTGCTCAAACACGTCGATCACGCCAGCGGTCTTGAGCTTGTGGATACCGCGCCAGAAGCGCGAGCACGCCACATGCTCGATCTGCTCGGGGTCGTTCGGGTTGGCCTCGGGTCGCGTGAGACCGCTACGGCGGGCCAGCTCGTTAAATGACAGATTCTTGAACTCGCCACGGATCGTGTAGTGGCCCACACGCAACGATTTCAGATCCAGCGCAGCAAAGATTGCGCACAGAATCAGAATCTCCGCCTCGCGGGTTTCGCTGCGGTTTTGACGTGGCGAACCATCAGTGTTCTTTTTTCCGCTCAGATAGGCCAGCAGGGGCACTGACGCCGGATCTGCGAAATACGCCTGCGCCTTCTCAATCAGCCGGTCGAGGACGCGGATGCGAAAACCTGTTTTGGTTTGAGGCAACGACAAACGACTAAGCGCCAGAGCGTCTGGGCTATGCCCACAACGGTTACCGGTGCCCAAATGCTTGCCATCATATTTGTACTTGCGACTCCCCCACATAAATGCGGGGAATTCGCCAGGACCGTTTTCGGCCGCGACGCTCATCCAGCTATCCCTGTAGTAACGGGCTTGCTTAGAAGGCGATGGGTGGATAAACTTCGGACTTGTGAGGTCGTCTGAAGCTTTTTTGTTCACCGATCACCGAGAACCCTAGGCCTGCCAGCCTGGGGTTTTCTTTTTTCTAAACCCTTGTTTTTTCTAGATTCTTTTTTTCGGCCTCATGGCCGCGTGCCAAAAGAATATCAAAGCCGCTTCGGCTTGAACATCAAAACTGTTTAAATTTTTTCTCCAGCCGTCGCCAAGCCCGGGGCACAGCCCCTGCCAACGCCGCAAAAATACCCTGCGGACAGCTGATAAAGCTGCCCGATAGTAGCCGCCTGATCGCACGCGAGCAAAGTTTTCATTCGCATGACGGCCCGACGGCCGGTATCAAGGCCCAGCCTTGCCGCCGCTAGCCTCCCACACCTCTCGCACCCAGCCCTGACACGCAGCCAACGCAGTCAATCCTTCGTCGCCGTCGCCGGTGATGGCGACAATTCGTTGAGCATGCGCTGGGTCAAGTTCGGCGCGCGTTCCTGCATGAACCACGCCGCCGGAGCCGGGAGCGGCTTGCAGCCCACCACCTCCGGACTGGGCGCCGGTTGCGGCAAGGAGGACTGACAGCCGCAGCTCAGAAGTAGCAAGGCGACTGGTAAGGACTTTCTGATTTTGCTGAACACCGCTTAACTCCTTGAAATGGGTTTCATCGTTGGCCTTCAAACGGCCCTCCAGCGCCTGACGCTTGCCTTCGGCATCAGTGAGCCAGGCCAGCACGTCTTGGGCGCGCAACGCGGCGTCACGCGCCACCGCTGCCGACTGCGCGGACAACTGCGCCTCATATCGCCATGCCTGAACCGTCCACGCTCCAGCGGCGCCGAGGCCCGCTATCAGCAGCAGGAACAGGCCGACAGCCAAGGCGCGGTATTGCGCCGGAATCAGATCGAGGACGGACATAACACCCCCTTGGCGGTCTTCCAGAGGTCGCGGCGCTCCTGCGCGCCATTGCCGCCGCCGTTGATCACGCGGCTGATACGGTCGAACAGGCCCGCGTCGGCCAGCTCGTTAAGGCCTCGATCCCACCAGAACCAGGCCGCCGAATATGCGGCGTATTCGGGCTGCTCCAGCAGCTCGGGGTGTTCCAGCAACGGCAGGCCCATGGCAACCCCGGCAATCCGGTAGTTATCGCGAAAGGTGATGCCGATCAGGCCACGGGCTCGGAACCGCCAGCCGTCTCCGGACGCTTCATCGCCGTTACCGTAACGGCCACCATAAGCACGGTTAGCGAGCTTTTCCGGCTTGCAGACATAGCCCTTGGCGAATTCGATTTCCGCCGGATCAACGACGCCGTTGTGATTGAGGTCAAAGCCATACTTGAACAGCCTGGCTACGCGCTCCGGATCTTTGTAATACAGATCCTCGGTCGATTTGCGCAGCTGGCCGGACTCATGCCCGACCTGCGCCAGAAAGGCCGCTTGCCGCTCCGGCGTGTTGATGCTGTAGCGCGCCATTGCACGGTTAAGGGCAGGAACAAAAACGCCCGCAACAGGGCGGGCGTTCGGCAGGATTGCCAGCAGTTGCGATTCGGTAATGGGCATCGATCGGTGTCCGGAATATGAATGTGCAGAAACACAAAGGCCCCGAATAACGGGGCCTTGATGGGTGATCGGCGGTCGGAACGGACAGCCGCGGTTAAAGCTGAACTACCTTGACTTCCTGTTTCGGTTTCTTCTTTTTGCCTTTGGCGGTGGCCTTGCCTTTCTTGCCGCCGTTGCATTCCACGGTTGTCGACCAGCCCGCCTGCGTAAACACCTGCTCGGTCATGTCCACCAGGTACTCGCCATCGAGCCCGGGCTTGAACCCGGATGCGTTAATCATTCGCTCGGCGAACAGGTCGGTGCGCCCGGGCATTTCCAGCCGCACGCCTGCGGTCGAGCGATTGAACGCAGCGAGCCTGGCCTTGGCGGCCTGCTCGGCGGCTGTCTTATTCGGGTGGATATGCCGGTCGGTATGCACCGGCGGCAGGCCGTCCGGAGCGTCCTCGTTATCCAGGGTGACGACCGTCAGCTTTCCGGTCTTCTTGTCCTGATGCTTGGTCGACACGGCCTTGTGCGTGCTGTGATCGCCGAGGCGGAACTGTTTACGAGTGACATCCCTTGGCGTGATCGTGACCACCCCCAGCGCCTTGCCGGACGCGCTCAAGCCTTCCTGACGCGGCTTGACCAGCAACTTGCCGTCCGCGAGTTTCGCCGTGCAGTCGTATTTCTTAGCCAGGCGCGTAATGAAGTTGTAATCCGACTCGTTGAGCTGGTCGGCCCGGGGCACTTTCGTCGCCACGTCACACACCGGCTTCCAGCCGTTGCGCTGCGCAATGTCGCTGACAATGCGCGACAGCGGCACGTCTTCCCAACTGCCGCTGCGCGTGGTCTTGCCACTGCCGCGAAAGTCACTCGCCTTGCCCCGGATCACCAGCGCATCCGGAGGGCCGCCCCACTCGATTTCATCCACGGTGTACAAGCCGATGCGGGTCAGTTTCTCCCCGGCGTACCCCAGAAAAATCTCCACGTTTGCGCCCCGGGTTGGCAGTGCAACCGCATTGTCGCGATCATCAATGCGCAACTCGAATTCGTCGGAGTCCATGCCCGGCTTGTCGGTCGTGCGCAGCAGCAACAGCCGGTCATTGATCAGCGCGGTGATGTCCTTGCTGTCGGCAATGATGCGAAATACAGGCGTCATGTCAGGTATCCAGAAACGAAAAACCCCGCTCAAGGCGGGGCTAGGTGGAAGGGCTTGTGTTACGCGTAACGGATGATCAATCCCAGAGCATGACCGCCTCATCTGTTGCGGCGGCCAGCTCGGGCAGTCTGATCAGCACACCGGAGCGGTAAGGCTGCACCTCATCGGCGAGCCCCTGATTGGCATCAAGCACGGCCTCGACGGTGCCGTTCAGATGGCCGTAAAAGTTGAAACAGAGGGTGTCCAACAGATCCCCGTCAGACGTTCTGCAGATCGTCGCCATAACGCACAAACTCCAAAGTAAAACCCTGCTTGCGCGGAATACCGCCTTGCATCAAAAAGCCCTGTTCCTCGCTGACTTTCTTCAGGCACCAGTTCCCCAGCACCTCGCCATAACCCGTGGTCAGGGCCAGCGGCACCAGCTGGGCGCCAATGCTGCGCAGGGTGTTGAGCTGCTTGATGCCACCTTTGAAGCCCGGAAACACCGTGCCCTTGAGCGTTATGGTGTCCTCCCCCATACCGACCGCCTGTTGCGCCGGTCGACGCGTCAGACGCTCCTGAGACGCCCAGCGGAATTCACTGGAACGACTCAGCTCGTCAAACGCCGCCGTGTCGAGGTTGAAATAGAACGGTTCAGATCCGGTGGTCAGCGGCTGCATGATCATCAGGTGTGCGAACGGCTTCACCGCTTCGATTGCCGGGGTCTTGTTCTGGGCAAAAGAGGCGGTTGGCACAATGTTCGCCAGTGACGGGCTGATGTTGCCTGCCACCTTGTTGATGGCCGTACTGGCCCGGGCGGCCTGTTCCTTGAGCACGCCCACCCGCTCATCGATCCCGGACACCGCCCGCGAGGCGCGGTTATAGGTCTCCACGACTGCGCCGACCTTCGCCTGTGCAGCATTGACCCCACGCATCACCCGCTGAAGCTTGGCGCCGACCGCAGGGCCAATGATCGGCAACCCTTCCAGCTCGGAGGCCGCGCCGCTGATTTCGCTGATGGCACCGTTGACCGGCCCCAGCATGCCGTCCAGGCTGCGCCGCCCCGTTTCCCCGGCCGAGGCGAGGTATTTCAACCCCGCCTGCATTTGTTCCATGTAGGGCATGACCCCTCCCGTTAAACGTGCGGTTCGTCGTACAGCTTGGAGCGCTCCAGCTGGGCACTGATGTCGCGCTGTTGCTGTTGAAGGTAAGGCTGTAGCTCTTGGGCCCACTGGCGAGGGTCTTTAACATCCCCCTGCACCGTGATGGTCAGCGGCGCGTGAATCTCCACCTTCTGCTCTACCTTGGCCTGCATGGGCTTGGCCGGTGGCTCTGCTTTCGGCGCCAAGGGCGCGGCGCTCGGTGCTGCCGGTTTCGGGGTCAGCGCTTTGGCGACATCCCCCAAGGCCGGGCCGCTCGATGCCGCCACTTCGTTACGCGTAACGAGCGGTTGTGCCGGCGGAATTCGAGGCGCCATCATCAACAGCGGACCCAGCGGCGGCCGGGTGGGTTGACCCGGCAGCGGAACCACCGGCGGCGCCGATGCCAGCACTGGCCGATCAGTCTCAAGGATCGATCTTGGACGTTCCACCGGCGCGACCGGATCGTTACGCGTAACGAGTGACCGACCTTCGCGCTTGGCCTCCAGCTCGGCTTTCATGCGGTCCAGACTTGGAACCTCGGGGCCCACACGCTCGCCCGCAGGCGGCGCCGCCTGGGCCACCTGCACCTCGGGTTCATCGGGTCCGCCAAACAGGGCTTTACCGACCGTACCACCCAGCGCGGCACCGCCCTGACTTCCCAGCCAGGCGCCAATCATGCCGCCAATGGCTGTGCCAATGATCGGCACTATCGAGCCGATGGCCGCACCCGCCGCCGCACCTGCCAGCGTGCCCGCAGCGGAACCCGCCGCCGTGCCGTAGCCTTCGGCCTTTTCATCCCGGGTTTGCGCCGTTTCGTACACTTCCTTTGCGTTCACGGCCGCGTCAAACAGAGCCCCCGCCAGATTGCCTTTGCCCTCCACGCGCCCAGCATGGGCGGCGCTCACCGTCCTGCCCGGCGTTGGAGCCAGCGAAGCCACGGGGGCCAGCGGTGCCAGTGAAGTGATCGGCGCCCTGGGGGTGACTGTCGCCCCGGGCGTGCTGGTCGGCGGCCGCCAGTCGCTCAGGCGCCTTGGCGCTTCCGGCGTTGAACTACCGGCATACACACGCATGCGCGGTTTGGGCGAAGCCGCAGGCGGCGACGTAACGACCGGCGCCACGTCGACCGGACCCCGGCGCCACCAGCGCTTGCGTGGATTCTTCTTGCCCTCGGCACCGGCCGCAGAGCCCACACCAGCACCACCCACACCCGCGCCGCCCAGTGCCGCCATGTTGGTGACGATCACTTTTTGCGGGGTGTTGGGGTCGCCCATCAGGGTGCCGCGCCCGACGTTCATCAGGCCACGGGCAATTTTCGCCGAGTTGATAAGCCCTTTCAGAGCCAGCCAGCCAGCGATGGCCGCGCCTACACCGCCCACGACCTGAAGCGAACTGTCAGAGAGACCGCCCAAGCTGCGGGCAACGCTGGTCAGCCCCGAGGCCACGGCGTCGGTGGCCGGTGCAATTGCGTCACCCACCGAGCGCAGGCCGTCATCCATGCTTTGCCCGACTTCTTTCCACATCTGCGCCGAGGCGCTGCGGCGCTCAGCCAGGTTCTTGTCCAGAATCCCCGAAGCCTCGCGGGAATCCTTTTTCAGCGTCTCGTACAGCTCCTTGTTCTGCATGAAAGCGGTCAGCGCGGCTTTCACCTGCATGTCCGCAAACAGATCACCGGTGCGCAGCGCCTGTTCCAGCGAGTTCATCATGGCCTTGGCTTTCGCCGGGTCGGCCTCCTTGCTGATCTTGGCCGTGGCCTCGGCCATCTGCTTGGCCTTCTCCGGGTCGACCTTCTCAATGTATTTCTGAGCCAGCGCAAAACTGGATTCGACCGTGGACATGCCTTTTTGCAGGCCGGTTTCCATCGACTTCTGATAGTCGATCCCGGCCTTTTTGTACGCGGTTACAGTGTCGTTTGAGCCGATCTTTTCGACCCAGTTTTTGAAGTTGTTGGCCGCCTCGTCCGCGCTGCCCGCTGTTTTCATCTGCACTTGCAGGATCGCGCCCAGCTGGCTGACGGAATCCATGCCGGTGATGCCCAGCTTGCCCATGCTCGCCAGCAGTTCAGGGAACCATCGCGCCATGTCGCTGGCTTCGAAGCTGCCCGCCTGCCCCTGATAGGCGATGGCCTCAAGCGCCTGTTGCATCACCTTGGGGTCGCTGATCTTGGCGTTCTGGCCCAGGGCGTTGATCATCTTCGCCGTGTCCGCGCCGTCTGCACCCTGCCCGACCACAAACTTGGCGGCCGTGGGTGCGTAGCTGATGGCGTCTTTCAACTCCATACCGGCGCCCACCAGGGCGTTTACCACCTCGGCCACATCGTTTCGGGCCATGCCCGTATCACGCGATGTCTGGATGATGGTTTTCGACATCTGCGCTTCTTGCGGGGTGTTTGCCACGCCAGCCTTGATCGCGATGTCACGAATAATTGCACCGTAATCGGCGCTGATTTTGGTCGGGATTGCCGCCATGGCCGTGGCGGCCACCGTCGCACCGACTGTGCTTTTGAGCCCTGCCCGTCCCTGCTCGATCTGCTGTCGACCCTTGGCCTTCAGCTCGGCAGCGCGTGCCGTGCGGCCCATGGCCTCATAGGCCTTGCCCAGCCTGCTGACCTCAACCCCCTGCGCCTTGAGCGCCGAGAGATTGGCGTTAAGCCGGGAAAGCAACATGGACGCACCCACCGACCCGGTATCGTGCGCCCGCTTCCATTCATCCCGAAGTTTGATGGTCTCGCCGATGGTGCTTTGCAGGATGCGCGCTTTCGCGCCCTTGTCGTCGAGGGCCTTAATCTTGCTCTCAACTTCCTTGAAGGCCTTGCCGACCGTGGCACTTACGGCACCACCAATCACGAGGCCGAGTTTCAAGCTTTCCGCCATACCGCCACCCACCCGAAAAAAAGGGGCTCAGTCCGTGAGCCACCAAAGCATTTCATTGAACGGCATCGCCAGTATCTCGGCAGCGGAAAACCCGGTTTCCGCTGCCAAGCGTTTGGCCGCCAGTTTCATGGTCTGCGGGTTACAGTTCGTCCTCGCTGACCAGACGAAAATAGCCTTCCTGCAAACGGCGGTAATCGCGCTCTTTCAGCGCCTCGATGTCGTTTACATGCGCCTCGGTCAGGGTGGCGAACAGGTTCAGTTCGTGCTTTTCGTTGTCGCCCCCGGCCAGATCCTTGGCGGTGCGGTTGTCCTTGATGCTCGGCGCGCGCATCGACAGCTTGTCGACGGTGATACCGTTGACCGTTGACTTGTACTTGAGGGTGATGCTCATCCCCTGCTCGGTCTCTTTGAGCCAGCTCGGGAGCTGTTTTGCATCTGCTGCTTGCGTCATGTTCTTTCCTTACAGGCCCAGGGCGGTGCGTTCAGCTGCCAGTTGATCCACGCCGTCAATGACGCGGACGTTGTTCACCATGTCGATTTCGTGAATCACGCGGCCGTCGATTTCCAACTTGTAATAAACCAGCGACATGTTGTGTTTCATCTCGGCCTTGTCGCCCGGCTTCCAGTCGCCCGGGTCGATCTCCTTGATACCGCCACGCATGGTGACAACCACCGCCGAGACAGCGCCTTTCAGGCCCTTGAAAGCACCACGAAACACCGCGTTTGCCGCCGTGCGATCCGCCAGGCCGAAAAACTTCAGCGACTCGCGGCGAATGCCGTTTGTGACAAACCCGGATTCCAGTTTTTCCAGACCCATGTCCATTTCGATTTCGCCCGCCATGCCGCCGCCTCGATAGGCCTCGGTCTTGACGGTCAGCTTGGGCAGGGTCAGCGAAGGTACGTCGCCGGTGAAGCTCACACCGTCCAGGAACAGGTTGGTGTTAGAGAGGACTTGAGGAATCATTCAGACGCTCCTTACGCGGCTTCGAGGACTTCGGTAATCCATTGATCGGTCACTTCCACGCGGAAGTTCGGGTTTTCAGCAGGCGGGACATCGGTAAAGCGAATGTTCCAATAAACCTTGCCCTGCGAGAGCTGGCTGGCCGTGTTCAACTCGGTGTCCGCGTAGACCTCAAAGTTGATGATCGCGCCTTGGTTCTTCAGGTCGCGCATGAACGATTGCAGGCCGTCCGTAACATCCTTGACATAGGTCTTGGTGATCGAGCGGTCAACGGCCCATTTGTGGCCCGCCAGAATCGCGTCCATGACGATATCCATGGTCCGCACACGGGTAACGAACGACCATTTCGCATCGCTGGACATGGTGCGGTTACCCCAGAGGCGGTAACCGTCATCGCGAATGATGGTGGTGATATTCGCGTTATTGAGCAGGTTGGCCCGGCAGGTTTCGTCACCGTCCAGGAATTCAACCGGGCGCGTGGTGCCGGTGATGCCGACCATTTCCTTGTTGGACGGCGAGGCCCAGAAACCGTACTCGCTGTCGGTGTAGGCAAACATGCCCGCCGCCCATGCCGACGCCGGAGCATCCACGGTCGCGCTCGCCCCGGTGTCCCAGAACTGCACACCCGGATCGACCATGAACACGCGCTTGCTGCCGAAGTTATCGGCGTAGTCCATGGCCGCCTCGTCCGTGGTGCCGGGACCGTCGATGATCGCGATGGCGCGCAGCTTGCCCGCCAGCGCATCCAGCGCCGTCGCCACCGCTAGTGTGGCGGTGTGCTTGGGCGCGATCAGAAGACGCGGCTGGGCGTTGAACTTGCTCTTGCCGTCCAGCAGGCCTTGCAGGCCGGTACGTTTGCCGTCAGCCAGGACGCCGCCGATGATGGCCGAGGTCTGGGCCGCCGCTTCGCTGACCGTGGCAACGCCACAACCGACGATCACGGCCTTGGCGCGCACAAAGATCGCCTGACAGGCCTTGGTGATCGCCGAATCAGCGCCCCATGCGGCAATCGCTTCGCGCTCACTGGTGATCAGCTTCAGCTCGTTTGCCGATGCCAGCGGCGTGCTGTTCGCGCCCGGGCCCGGGGTGAAGGTGTCACACAGCCCGATGATCGAGGAAGACGGCAGGGAAATGGTGCGCGCACCGTTGTCGACGTTCGTTACGGTAACGCCGTGATAGAAACTCATAGAGCCAATCTCCAGATGTGAAAAAGCCCCGCATGGCGAGGCTTGGGAAAAACAGGACAGGAACGAAAACGCCCCGGGTTACGGGGCGTTCAGTGGGAAATGCAGGGCACGGACAAAGCCTACTTGCTCGGCCAGCTAGCGGCCTGCACCTGCTCGACGATCACAGCCTGGCTAATGCGCACCTCCAGCGCCGCCTTCTTGGCCAACGCGGCATTGCGCGCACTCAGCGAGTCATTGCCGACCGCCTGCACTTGAGTTGCCGTGTGCATTCGGTACGTGCCAGAACCCGAAGAATCGACACACCACACCGGCGTTTCCCAGCCCTCGGCCGGAGCCGACAGCGAGGACAGCACCGCCGCCATCAGGTTGGATTGATCGGTGGCCTGTGACGGGTATGTATGTGAAGCACCCAGGGCGCTGCTGCTAAAACCACCGACAATCTCGGCCGCACATGCGGTGCTGATTTCCGCCAGCTTGGCCGCCTTGACCTGATCAAGGGTCACAGGAGAATCAAGCGGCGAGGCGGACAACACCAAGCGGTCGGTCACCCAACGGGGTTCATTGGCATTGGCCTCCCACTCGTCCGGGGTCAGCGTTACCAGCAGCTCCGCGTCAGGCAGGACGCAATCAAACGCGGACGTGTCGAACCAGCCAATCACCTTTCGGGTGATGGGGTCAAAGTAAGCGTATTGCATGAATTAATACTCCAGAAACAGGACGCCCGGCAAACCAGCGCTACCCGCGCCACCATTTGCAGTGCCTTGGGTGCCATAACCGCCGCCACCGCCACCGCCACCACAACCAAACCCTGATCCAGCGCGGCCCACGCCGCCACCTCCGGAACCAGCACGACCACCACCACCGGCAGTACCGAAGGGCCCGCCACCACCAGAGCCGCCATCACCGGCGCTGCTAAGCCCTCGCGCATCGCCACCGTCAGATCCGCCACCACCACCCAAGCCTTGGGCGAAGCCACCAGCACCGGAAAGAATATCGCCGCCCAGCCCAGCGCTTCCGCCCGCGAGCGTAAGCAACGTGCCGAACCGGGTCACGCCACCTGTTGTGCCGTTTTTACCCGCAGTGCCACTTGCTGCCGTGGCGCCCGCTGCACCGCCGCCACCAATAGTGATGGCGTACACCGTTCCAGGCACTACGGTGATAGGTTCCGCAATAACGCTGGCCCCTGCGTTCCCGCCGCCACCACCACCAGCACCGGGCTGCGCTAAACCACCACCACTAGCACCGCCGCCGCCTCCGCCCGAGCCGGACACCCAAACCGTTGTCACGCCATCCGGACAGGTCCAGTTGCCGCTCGCGGTAAAGCGAACTACCGACTTCATGCGTGCCAGCTCGGATCGGAGAAATTCGGCGTTGACGATTTGCTTGGAAGCATCACCCGCCGCCGGTGTCGGTGTAGTCGGGGTTCCGGTAAACGCAGGGCTGTCCGTCGCAGCCGCCTCGCGCCAAGCCGTCCAGGCACCGGCCGCTTGAGTACGCCAGTAAAACCGCCCGATACCGCCTAACTGCGAGGCCAGCTGCAAACAGCCACCGTTGTTGTACGGAAGCGTAATCCCTGAGAGGTTGCCCGTAATGGGCGTATTCGCCGTCGCGCTAGTGGTTCGGAAAGTGGTCCCCTGCACGGCGGTGTTCAGATCCGTCGACAACGGGGGAGTGAACGTACCAAAACCAAATGCCGCTAACGCAGCTTGGACAAAAGCCGTAGTGGCAATCGACGTATCGTTGTCACCGACATTCTGCGTCGGGGCTCTTGGATCACCGGTAAAAACCGGCGAGTCGATCTTTGCTACTTCACCCAGCTTGCCGCGTGCGTTTACCACCCAGCTCGATACGTTCGAGGCAATCTCGATGTACTCACTGGGGGCCAGAACCATCGAGTTGGCCGCCGCGCCTGATTCGGTGTAAATCAGCCCGGTCGCGCTAATCGTGATGGCAACGTTACTTTCGTTGCGCAGCAGATACGGGAGCCCTGCCCCGGGCTGCGGGCTTGGCATCGTGATGGTAATTGGCGCACTCGGCGTCAGACGAAACGCCAGCCCTGTCTCCGAAATCAGCAGCGTACGGCTACCGTTGACGTTGACCACCCCGCCACTGAAACCACGATTTGCTGCCGATACCGCTTGCGCAAGAGCCGCCATGGTCGCGATCTTGGTGGTGGTGTCACCTAGCGCAGGCGTCGGTGCGGTCGGTGTTCCGGTAAACGCAGGCGAGTCCAGCGCGCCAAACTCTTTCCAACCTGTAAAAGCGCCCGAAGACGTGCGCCAGTAAATCCGATTGTTTGCATCGGAACTGGTAGCGCGCCCCGCAATCTGCAGCGTTGTTCCACTGTTAAATGGCAACACCAACAGAACGTAAGTGCCGGTCGCCTCCGGCGCATTCGTGGCGCCTGCTGCACCTCGATACACACCCCCCACAGTGGCCGCGTTGTAGTCAGTGACCGCCGTCGCGCTCGACGTATTGGTGCCAAAACCAAAGGCCGCCAATGCAGCCTGTACAAACGCCGTGGTGGCAATCGACGTGTCATTGTCACCGAGCGCCGGGGTCGGAGCCTTCGGGTCGCCGGTAAAAACCGGATTCGCAATCGGCGCCCGCAACGCCAGGGCGTTCATCATGGTTGTGGAGAAATTGGCGTCATTCCCCAACGCGGCCGCAATCTCGTTGATCTGGTTCAGCGTATCCGGTGCCGCGCCCACCAGGGCGGTAAACAGCGCCTGCACAAACGCAGTCGTTGCGATCTGGTCGGTATTGGTCGATGCCGCTGCTGTCGGCGCTTTCGGGATACCCGTCAGAGCCGGGCTTGCCAACGGCGCCTTTTGCGCCAACGCACTGTCGATCTGCGTCACGGTGTAGACATCGGTCAGGCCGTAGCCTGCCACGGTCGTCGGGTTTGTTGCCCCCACCACGCGGCCCAGCTTGTCCACGGTCACACTGCGGTAAGTGCCCGCCGTAACGCCGGTGCGGCCCCACGCCATTTCAAACGTCAGCGAGGTCACGCCCAGGGTAATGGGCGCGTCGGTGACCAACTGCCAAGCACTGTCGCCGTAAAGCGTGCCCTGCTCCACCAACACCAGCATGCCCGGCGTTACTTCGTCGCTGATGTCCGCATCGGTTGCGCGAGTCCACGCCCCGGCGGCGGCAATCCAGATTCCGCGATCCTTGGCAGCGGTTTGGAACGGGGCCAGCACACGCTTGCCTGCCGTCACCGATTGCCCGTCGACCGTCTGCAACCCGCTCAGAACGATGCTGCCCGGAGCGCAGGCAAATACCGAGCTTTTGAAATCCTGCTTTGCCAGCTCGCTCAGCACGAATTCGCGAGTGGCAAGCACCACGCTCGGGTCAATCTTAAGCTCGATGCTCGCCGTGTTGCTGACGATCAGGTTCATGCGAACCACTTGGGTTCGGCCTGATCCCTGCGTGAGCAGCGGCTTGAAGGACGGCGCACAGTTCGCGACAGCGACCAGATCGCCGTCCGAGTCGTACAGACCGATTTCGCGAATCCACTTGCCACCGACATCGGCCGGAATAACTTGCTCGGCGATGATCACGCCCGGGTTTGTGCTGTCCTGCTTGAGCTGATTCAACGGGGCCCGGCGCCACTCGTTGATCAGGGTCTTTTGACCAGCATTAGGCTGGGGGTCGGTGCCGTTCGCATCACCCACGCCCATCTGCGTGATTTTCCAGGCGATGCCGAGCACATCGGCGTTCGCCTGTTTTGCCACCCCGATGTTCGTCAGGATGGCGTAAAACTGTGAGCTTTGATCGATCATGAATACACATCCAAGGTGTCGATAGTTTCTTCACGTCCGCCACGGCCGATCACCCCAGACACATCAATGTCGAGCTGTTGCGGCGGGTAAACGTCGATTTCGTCGCCCTCGCTGATCGAGGCGCTCAGGTATGTGCGGCCGGTGGTTTCCAGGCTGATGGCAAGGCCGATCAGGTGACGCGAAACGGGCTTGGCGTCATCAATCAGCGCCGTCAGTTCCTCGTACATCTGCTCGGTGATGCCGGTATCGAGCACGCCGACCTTGAGTTCAAAGGTGGCAGGCGGGCCCATGGGGTTCAGCTGCCACCACTCGACGATTTCAATCAGGTAGCCCAGCGGCTCGACCACCCTGCGCAGCGCGCCGATAGTTCCCTTGTGGGCATGCACGTAGAACGAGGACTTAACCGCGCCGCGCTTGGCCGCTTCGGTCCACTTTTCATCCCAGCGGTCGACCGACCACGCCGAAGCCAGATGCGGCAACAGGGCGACCGGACAAGTGTCGGGGTTGTAAAGCAGGCGCAGCGGTACCGGCGTGGTGTCGGTCATCGCGGCTTCAATGGCGCGTTCCAGCGGCGTGCTGTTGAGGGGCAAGAGACTTTTCATGGTCAGTCACCCAGCCCGACGGAATACCCTGTGCAATACGCGGCCTGCGCCTTGGTCGGGGTGATGTCCTGCCAGCCCACCAGCTCCACGCGGCGCACCCCTGCGATATGCAACTGGGCGTCGATAGCCGACCGGGGCACCTCGACCGCTAGCCGCCGCCGAGGGTTGATCCACGCAGCAATACGCTTGCGCGCCTCAGCCAGAATCGTCTCGTTTTCCGAGCCGGTGCCGGTCATGTGCAGAATGGCGGTAATGCTGTAGGGCAGGATCTGCGCGCTTTGCACTATCAACCGGTCACCCACCGGACGGATATCGTCGTCACTCAGGTGCGCATAAACCGTGTCCAACAGCGCTTGCGGGGCTTCCCCCATACCTTCCAGCCCCAGCACCGTCACCACGACCGTGGCCGGTGACGGGCTTTCGGCCGTGGCGTCCGCCACCAGCCCCGAGGCGTTGCGTGCATGCAGGATGTAACTGTTACGCGGCCCTGCCGTGGTCAATCCCTCATAGACCAACTGGATACGCTCGCGCAGCGCGTCGTCTTCCTCCAGCACTTCCTCAATGGCCGGAAACACCGTGTCGTCGGCCGCCTGCACCACCAGGCGTTTTAAGTTGACGTTGCCCGCCAGCTGATCCAGATCCCCTTTCTCGGCGTAGGCCAGCAACAAGGCCTTGGCCCCATCGTTGACCCGAGCACGGTTGCCGACCTTCACATAGGCGCCAAGCTCCACCAGCTTGACGACAGGATCACTCTCAAGGGCCGCAGACCAGTTTTCGTCCAACGACTCGCGGAACACCTCCAGCGACTCTTGGTAAACGTCCTCAAAGTCCAGCGGCTCCAACACCTCCGGCGCCGGTAGCGCCGACAGATCCACAGCGCTCATGCGGTGACCTCCAGTAAAACCCCGTCACCCAGAAACTCACCGGTGATGGAAAAGGTGACTTGCCCACCTACCACGGCCACAACCCGCACCGACTCCAGCTTGATGCGGGGCTCCCATCGGCCAATCGCACGGTTTACCTCGGCCTGTACGGCGCTGCGCCAGCCCGCCGTCACCGGCAGGTCGACAAAGCGCCGCAGTTTCGAGCCGTACTCCGGACGCTGACGACGACTGCCCTCCGGGGTCGACAAGATGTCTTCAATGGATTGCCGCAAGTGCGCCAGGCCCGACAGCGGCTGGCCGGTCCTGCGATCCATTCCGATCATGGCGACTACTCCAGGGCTTCAAGCTCGTTGTGTGCCTTCAGGTACTCCAGCGCCTGCGTGTTGCTGTCCTCGACCGTTACGCGGCCTTTGGCGACCGCCAGCGACGTGCCGTCCGGCAGAATCAGCGTGCGCGAGGTGTAAACCGTGTCGCGAAAGGTGCTGGTCTTCGGCGCCGGTGCCTGCGGGGCTTCGGCGGCGGTTTCAGGTGCTGCGGCAGCTGTCGCCGTTTCAGCTTTGGCTTTGCTCATGTTTTCTCCGGGCATGAAAAAGCCCGCACACGGCGGGCTGTTGAAGGGTTCAAAATCAGTGCTTGTGGTTTGGCGTGTTGCCGCCGGTGTCGATGATCTTGCCGAGGCCGGTAATGTCGCCCGTTACGCGTAACGTGCCGTTGATTACCGTAGGGCCGATTAGGTTGATCGAGGCGGACTGCGCGGTAATCGCGTCATCCGTAACGGACCAGACCGAAGCGCCTACTTTGACCGTCACCGTGCCCGTGGGCAGCGTGATGGTGTAGCTGTTGGCTTCCCAGTCGTAGACCAGCGAGCCGCCATCATCAAAGCGCCAGACCTCCACATGATCGCGGTTATCGGGCGGCGCTCCTGCGTTGCCGTACAAGCCAGGCACGAACGTGCCTTGCGCAGGATCGCCGCTCGGGCTGAACAACACGCCCTGCTCGTTCAGGCTGGGCGCTCGCCAGTGCCGTGCCTTACCGGCCGCTACGCTGTGCCAGCGCACCCAGGCGCTCGTCCAGTCGCCACCATTGGAGATTCGGCACATCGGCGGCGAACTGGTCAGATCCAGCGCGACCACGTAACCCGGGATGATCAAACCGGCCAGCATCTGGTCATGCTGGGCTAGTGCATAGCTGCTCATGCCGGAGGCTCCAGCGTTTCCGGAGGGAAATAATCATCTTCATGACCTTTCCCGGTCTGCGGACTGAAACCCCACACAATCGGGCCGGGCTCGTCTTCCCACGGCCATTCCAGCTCGCCCACCTCGAAACTCTGCGTCCACTCGACCACCCAGACCACAAAGCGCGCCAGCTCCGGCGCCGAGCCGTCCGGCTGGGCGCGAATGTCTTCAGGGGGTGTCATGATGAAATCGACACCCCAATACTGATCCTTCAGCAAAGCCGTCAGCTGGGTTGCCAGAATGGCCGCTTGCAACGGCGCCCGGGCGCGCTCCGGATCAACCAGAACGCAGGCCTGAAACAGCCCCTTGATTCCCGTTTTGCCTTCGCCTCGATCCTCACCCAGGGTGATGTCCGTCAAGGCAAAATAGATCGCAGGAAGGTCAAACAGGTTATCCAGATCCGGAAACGCCTCAACATGCACCACCTTGGGCATCTGCTCGCGCAGCGTGGCCTCAATGGCGTCATGTAATGTCGTCAGTTCGCTCATTGTTCATTCCCAGAATCAGATCCACCATCCCCGCGCCGTCAGGCTGAAGGCGCACGACCTTGTAACGGCCGCCGCCCTGATCGGGAGGCAGATCAATGGTTAGAAACGCGCCCTTAACAACGCCCTCCGCGTCGACCACACGCACCGTAAAGGTGGGCTGCATTACTTCGTCAGCGTTGGATGCCTGGCCGAACCGATGGCCGCCCGTTTTTCCGCCGATGGCTGCACCGATGTACGGGGAGGTAAACGGCCCGAACAACTCGCGGCCGTCTTCCAACACCCCCCGGTCACCCAGGCGGGCAACCAGAAGGGCGTCCATGCGCGCGGCCAGCTCACGAAAGCGAGCGACCGGCATTACTGGATCAACAGCGCGTCGGCAAAGCCACCGACAGCATCCGTCAGCAACTTGCCGAACGGCACCGAATCCACCGTGTCGGCCGCCACCAGCGAACTGGACGACGCCAGCCAGCTGACCTTGGCGCCGGTCTTAAGCGCACCGGTTACCGGCAAGATCCAGGAGCCGCCGAGCACGCCCGTGAAGGTCTGACCCTTCACGGTGTCTTCCAGAGGGATAACCACCAGTGAGTTGATAGCCACCGGCACGCCGTTGGTGGTGCCGCCCGTAGGGGAAACGAAAGGGCGGGTTTTACCCTCGCCTGAATAATTCTTAGCCATGTGAGCAATCTCCAGCACACAGAAACGAAAAACCCCGCGAAGGGCGGGGCTTGGGGTTTGACCGGCGTCTTACTTGCCGAGCGACTTGTACAGGCCGCGATAGTCCAGCGGCGCCACACCGGCATCGATACGCACCTTGCTGCGCACGCCGTCGATGCTGAAGCCCTGTTCCTGCTCGACATACGGGGTGTCGATACCGTTCAGGTATGCGACCTCGATAGTGTCGGTGCCTTGCTTGGCCGCCATGTACCACTCGGTTGACGACGAATCGTCCAGACGCGGCTCGCCGATCACTTTGGCGAAACCACGAATCGGGTTGATGATCCCGGAGTTAACATCCGAGCCCGGTACCGATGCCGAGTTGATCAGCTGGTTTGCCTTGTCTTCCAGAGCCACCGGCGTCAGCACGTAGGCTGGGCGGATGTTCAGGGTGCGTGCCTTGCCGCCTTCGGTCTGGGTCTTCTGCGAGGCCATCGCGGTCTTGCCCGCGATCAGGCTGGCAATCGACAGGGCCGAATCAGCCCCGGTCGCCAAGTTCTTGCGGGTGCCGTCGAACACTGGCTTGCCGTCACGCATTTTCGGCGGGCTGGTCAGGATCGCGTACACCAGATCGCCGATGGTTGCCCGTGCCGCCTGACCCATCTTGTAAGGAATGTCGCTCAGCAACGACAGATCATCATTGATGATGGCCTGACGGGTAATGGCGAACATTTCGCCATAGGTTGCCAGTGCGATGGTTTCGCCACGGTCGCCGATGGTGATGTGCTTGTACTCCGCACCAGGGCGAACCTCGCGCAGGCTTGGGAATTCACCCAGACCCACACGCGCCGAGGTTTTGAAGTCGCTCAACTGGCCTTTTTTGGTCCACTCTTGGAACGTCTCGGTCGACTCATCCCAGCCCAGCAGCACCGATTTACCGGCGATGTCCAACAGGATCTGACCGAAGTCGCTGGAACCGTGAGTGAAGGCCATACCGACCATCTGCATCGGATTCAAGGAGGCCACCAGAATGCCGCGCTCGGTCAGCGAGGCGCGGGCCAGCTCGCGCAGACTCATGTGGTTCAGACCGTTGCTGGCCTCGATTTCAGCCATCCCGGTGCGCGCCATCAGCGAGGCACGGACCGAATCACCCACCAGATTGCCGTTGCTGATATGGCCGTGAAGGCCCGGCACGTTGGTCGGCTGGGTGTTCTCGCCGAGCTTAGCCAGCAGCTGCGTGCGGGCATTTTCGACCGTGCAGTTCATGTCGTTGATGCAGCTCGCCAGCAAATCCGCATGACCCGTTGCGAAACCGCCGAAAGCTGCGTTGATGCCGGTGCGGCGCTCGTTTTCTTCGGCGATCACCTGGGCGCGCATCTGCTCGACGGTCAGACTATTGACCGGCGCAGGTGCAGGCGGTGCGTTTACAGGCGCAGGCGGGGTGTTAGCTGGTGGAACCGGCAGATGCGCGCGCGGGTTCATCAGGTTGTTCAAGGCATCTTTTGGCATGTGTTCAAATTCCTGCATGCGTTTTGAGTTGAGTTGAGCGGCAGCTTTCAGAGGTTCAATCAGTTGATCGGCGAAACCAGCTGCCACAGCCTCGCCGCCATCCATCCACGTTTCCGCTGCGAGCAGCGCGTGAATTTCTTCAGGCGACTTGCCAGTTTTGGCCGCGTAGGCCTGCACCAGCGTGGTCTCCACCTTGTCCAGCAGTTCGGCGTAACGGCGCATTTCCTCCGCATCACCGCCCTGCACACCCCACGGCTTGTGAATCATCATCATGGCGTTGGCCGGGATGTACACGGTGTCGCCAGCCATGGCGATAACGCTTGCCATGGAAGCGGCCAGACCGTCGATGTACACATCAAGCCGGGCCGGGTGGGCCTTCAGGGTGTTGTAAATCGCCATGCCGCCGAACACG